TAGGACGAGTAAACACTATTCTTAAGGTTGTAAAGGAAAATGGCTTTACAAGTTATGAGAATGATGTTGAAGTACTGGAATAATGATTGAAGACGATACACACGACAAACTAACAAAGGCATACATGGAGTACTTTAAGGCTAATGAAGCCTTTGAAAAAAGGCTAAGCCATCGTACTCATGCAGCAAGCAGAAGATTTTTAAGGCAAATAAGAGAACTTGCTTACGAACGAATGGGCGAAATACACGAAAAGTATAACGCCAAAAAAGAGGCTGAGAAAAAAGGCAAATAGTTAAGTAAGTTCATGCAGTGGACTTACGATGGAAAGACAATAGACACAATACCAGACGAGTATGAAGGCTTTGTTTATCTCATCACCAATCTAAAAACTGGGCAAAAGTATATAGGCAAGAAACTTGCAAAATTTAAAGTCACAAAACCCCCACTTAAAGGCAAGAAAAATAAAAGACGCAGCACTAAAGAAAGCGATTGGAAATCCTACTGGGGTTCATCAGATCGCTTAAACGCAGATGTCGCTGCACTAGGCCCAGAAAACTTCACAAGAGAAATATTATATCTGTGTAAAAGCAGAGCAGAAATGTCATACATTGAGGCACGTGAACAGTTTGACAGACGAGTACTTGAAACAGATGATTACTACAACGGAATCATTAATGTTAGAGTAGGCGGATCAGACAAACTCAAAAAGGCTCTATTAGAACACACCGTCAAGGCAAAACAATCCAACACCTAAGGTTGGCGGGCCAGTTTGAAAATACCGCTGTGGAAAAACCGGCGAAAATGTAACCGGACACGTACACATTGAGTGAAACCCCAAAGGGCGTAGGTTGATGTAGATAGAATGTTGGCTGTCGAAAAACTGCACATTACACATAAAAACCGTATGCACTAGGAACGAGGCAACGGGTAATGTATTATACAGAAAGCATAAGAGCGTCTTATGCACTCTATATAGTACAAAATGTCGACGTAGGTTGGGAAAGGTCAGAGCCCATTGTGTAGCAGAAAACACCTACTTCCATGTCTCGGCTGGGGATACTCACATGAGAATTTTTTGATGGAACCGTAACAGGTTCCGTCTGACCAAGTTAATCTACATGAGTATAACCCACGCATTACTTCGTAATGCGCTATATTTCCTATTATTAAAAATACGAAAGTTAGTTTGAGCGATAGCGAAAACTTGTTTCGTGCAAACGAAACACATAAATAATACTATGCGTTTTTATGAACTAATCTCAGAAGCACCTCCTTGGAATCCTACAGATTACGGAATGGGCGGTAATAGATCTAAGAAACCTGTTTCCGTAGGTAAAGGTACCGTAGTACAGGTTTCTGACGGCGTGTATAAGGTACAGTTTCCTCCAGAAATAATCAAATCTAATGTTCTACCTAACCTAGATGATCTTAGAGCGCAAAAGTTTGATACTGCTGAAGAAGCACAGGAGTTTCTAGACGCCCAAATTGAAAAGTATAAAGAGATAAAAGCAAAGCATCGACTTAGAGGTGATCCTGGATCAAAGCCAAGAACCGACGAACTTACTGGTAAGATAAAGAGATTAGAGTTTATTGACTATGAACGTGAAGGCTTTAAAAAGACCGGTAAGATAAAAGTAAGGGCAGTATACGAAGCATTTGATACTCCTGGTAAAGAAATAAAAAGTAATCTAACTTGGATAGATAATCCTGATGGTATTCTTAAATCATTAAGACGCTATTACGAAAATGATCTAATACCTAGATTAGATAATATTACTAAAAATGTAGATGACGTTACTGACCCTCAGAGAGTGCAAGCAAGAAAGATTAGAAACGAAGCAAACGCTGCTTTAAAGGTAATAGAAAAAACTGAAAAGCGTATAAGCAGAATACAAGGTGTTTACAATCAATCATACAAAGTGTTCTATACACACATGAGAACATTCCTAAAGGTAATGTGGCGCTACAAGGGACGGGTGGCTCCATATGTGATCTCCATGGGTGCTGCTGTTTGGAGAAGATGGCAGATTGCGCAAGAACAAGACAAGGCAGAAGCATTGATAAGAAGTTATTCCAAGGGTGGCGAAGCATACAGCCGTTGGGAAGATTCAGATCTATGGGAAGATACTGCCGGTATAATAGGTCTTTATTTAGCTGTGATACTAGGACTAGTTCTCAATATTAACAGAAAGATAAATCTTAGCAAGGGCAGACATAGCCAAGAACGCGACAAGGTTCCCGTGAGGCAATGGAAGGAAGAGCTTAGAGCGTTAATGAAAGGGCATGGTTCTAGATCCAAATACGCAATTGACCTCGTTAAAAGGGCACTCGCTGTTACCGCAACATCAGCAGGTGGTGCCCTTATTGGTTATGCAATCGCTAGAATAGCCGCTGAAGTTTTTCATAGAAGAACCAACCAAGAAGTTAATATTATTAACTCAAAAGTTGCAGGCGAATACGGCGAAAAAGCACCACTAACAACATGGGATCCTGATACGTATGAACTTGATCCTGCTACTGAAGTACCTAAGGACATGCAAGACGAAATAGATCAAATACCGCAGCAAGAGATAGATGCTGCAATACAGAAGTATGATTAAACTAGCGGAATGCCAGTCTTGTTAGTAGTTTCAATATGATCTCTAACTATTCTTGATAGTATTTCTCGATCCTCAAACGAATAGCGCCACAAAAGATCTTCTGCTTGTACTCCGCCTCTCATATACCACGCTAATCGAAATACTTCATCCTTTATGCGTTTGGTTTGATTTTCATAATCCTCAACTAACGCTAGGATATCAGACTCCGGGAGGGATATTAGCGTTTCACGAAAAAATCCGAGTTATCTAATGATATCACCACTTCGTTTTCTGTCCCACAACTCATGCAGTTAACTTTTTGTGGCTGTATACTCCAAACTTTCTTTTGTTGCTCTACGTGGTCCTTAAGACCATCAAATAGTTCCTTGTCGCTATTTTGTAACCATTCATCAATATATTGTTGATTGTCAACAATTTCGTCATCTACTTCAACTTTTAAAATGCTAGTTCTAAAAATATCAATGGATATAGCAGCAAGTTTCTTATACGCTTCGTCTAATACTTTATTTTTTTCTTCTTCGGAAGTATCTGCATCTACCGTTTGATATAATCTTCTACGAAGTTCATAAGATTTTTTAGCAAACTCAGTAGTTTCCTTATAAGTCAACGGTCTTATATGCACACACAGTGGTCCTATGATAACCTTATCTTCGTACTCTAAGGAACTAAAGTAATCAAGAATACCAGTTAAATCAATGTCATATTTGTTATCTTCATTACATTCCTTGCATTTAAAGGTTGTTTCTAACAGTTGACCATATGTTGCCATGCGAATACCAACAAGTGCAACATCAACATCTAAACTTGGCATCTTCCAAGGATCGACTATGCTAGGAATGCAGCTCTTAATAGATGAAACTACCGCTTCTCCCGAAAACAATGCATCAGGAGTTTTCATAACGATTTCATCCATTGCGCTCATACCAAATACTGGAACATTGTCTGCTTCTCCGGATAATGCGCCTGGAGGATAAAACTTACCGTTACTAGGTAGCGTTAAGTAAATCTTTGGTTGTCTATAATATTTTTGTAAAGGATTTGTCATGTACTTTTATCCGATAAATAAGTGTATACTATATTTATAAATGGTATTTTTCCGGAGAAAAAAGATTGGCTGATCTCGATACAGACAGAATCATAAAGAAACTAGGAGATATTGAAAGAGCTATTAGCAGCAGTGGTAGTGGCAATCCTTTTACTAAACCAAAACCTGATAAAGGCGATAGTGGAGGCTCAGGATCTAACCGAAGCCCAGATATTGCTAAAGGAACGAAAGATATAGCCAAGGAGTTCTTTCAATTTTCGAAAAACGTTGCAAGCGGTAATGCAAGATTATCACGTGTTGTTGAACTTGCTGACACACAATTAAATGCAATAGGTCTTGATGGAGTAGCAACTGGGGCCCTTAATGCTGCAAGTTCTCTATTGGAACTTGCAGAAAGTGGAACCGATACCTGGAGAGGGTTAGCACAATCTGGTGCTAGTTTTAGTAATAGTATCTTAGGAATGCAAAACTCTGCTGCCCAGACAAGAATGGGCTTAAACGACTTTGCACAACTGGTACAGCAAAACTCAGAAACATTTGCAGGCCTTGGCGGTAATGTTGAATCAGGTGCCCAAAGATTCGTATCAGCAAGTAAGGAAATGTTTGACTCAGGACTAGCAACTCCAATGCTTCAAATGGGCATGACGTTTGAAGATGTTAACGATCAACTTGCAGTTAACATGGAATTTAATAGACGTCAACTTGCAAATGAAACAGTAAGCCAACAACAGTTATTAGAAAGAACAGCACATCTTGGTTCAGAGATGGACAAGATTGCAAAACTTACCGGCAAAAATCGCAAGGAAATGGAAGCACAGATCAATGCTGAAATGCGAAAAGGTCAGGTACAGGCAAAGATACGTCAACTAGAAGCAAGCGGAAACAAAGAAGCAGCAGATAAGATGAGACTTGCTCTTGCTGAAGCAGAAAAAGCAGGCCCAGGTGCATTAGCAGCAGTTGAAGACTTATTCACTAAAGGTGCTGTTGTTTCGGAAGATGCAAGAACAGCAGTAACAGCATTAGGACCAGCGTTTAAAGATCTTGAAAACATGGTTCGAGGTGTAACAGATAAGAGTGTTTCTGCTAAAGATATGCAAGGTATTACTGATTCATTTAATACTGCCGTAGCAGAACGTGTTAAGGATCCAGACTTTTTAAGTCTGGCAACGCTGGGTGGTATGGGCAATAAGTTTGCAGATGCAACTGCACAACTAGTGCAGAGTGCAGGAGCATATGCAGACGGTGTTGAAGCCATTCGTTTAGAAATGGAGAAAGAACGAGGTGGCCGTGTTTCAATGGCTGATGCTATTGCAGAACAACGCAAACGAGCTAAGGTATCACAAAAACCAGGAGATGCTGTTACTCAAACCGTTGTAGAAGGTGATAGAGTAATGCGAGATTTAGGCGCAGCAATCAATGAAAATCTTCTTGGTGAAAATGGCAGCATAATGAGATTCTCGGCTGCATTAGATACTCCACTTGAAATGATGAAATCGTTAAATGTAAATGATATGCGCCAAGGTATGCAAGACTTCTTTAGAGAAACGGATCAAGCAATGTCAGCGTTACTAGGAGTACAAGGACCTGCATTGCCTAAAAAAGAAGTTGTAGAACAAACTGCAACCCAAGGCGAAAGAGATCAACTAGTTAAATCAATTCAAGGCATCATTCCTGCAATGGAAAAAGGTGCTTCTGAAGGTGCAGTTAAATCAGGACAACTTATTGCTAAGGCATTAACTGATGAGTTTAGTGTCAAGTTTTTGAATAAGTTTGACGAAATGGTTCAAGGCAATGTAGACGTTAACAAGAAGATAGCAGCAGTTATTGAAGGTGGCGACTATGAAAAAGTTGAAAAACTTTATGATGCAATAATGACGGAACTAGGAGCAGGATCAATAGAACGAAGAAAAGATCAAGCTCTAGCACAAACAGATCTAAAACAGATGGAAGAAGACGCTCTAGCAAATGCCGCTAATATTAAACTTCCACAAAGACGCGATGGAAGTTTAGGAGCAACTGGATCATTAATAGAAAACTTTGGTAGCGGAACAGCAATAATGGCACACGATAATGAAGGTGTTATTACTGCCGAACAACTTGAAAACATGGCTAAAGGTGTTACAGGTGTAGTGCAAAGCATGGCACAATCAACTTCTATTAATGTTGCTTCAATGCAAAAAGACATAAAACAACAACCAAAAGTAGAAATGCCTAGTTTTGCAGGACTAGAGCAGGCCATTGGAGGTTTAGAACGAGCAGCAAAAGAAATGGCTAACAAAGCCTCTCAGTCTGGAGGCACAGATATAGCAGAAATGTTAAATAATAGTCTACAAGAGTTTAATGGTACTGCACGTAAACAGTTTGATGTTGCGCAGAAACAGTTGAAGGCGCAAAAAGGGTTTGGCGGAAACCTATTTAAAGGATTTGGATAATGAGTTGGAACGAATTTTATGTTTATCAGTATGTGAGAGAAGATGGGTCTCCATTTTATATCGGTAAAGGTTCAAAGAATCGAATTAACGAAAGTCATTCCCCTTGGATAGATATTCCAGCTCAAGAATTTAGAAAGATTATTAAAGATAATTTAACAGAACAAGAAGCATTTGATTTTGAACTTTCTTTAATTAAAAAATATGGAAGAAAAATAGACGGCGGCATTTTAGAAAATAAAAAGATTTCTCGCTGGGTTGCACAAGCAGGGTGGACACATACAGACAAAGCAAAGAAAAAAATATCTAAAGCAAATTCTGGGAAAGTTAGAACTGATAAGCAGAAAGAAAATTATAGAAAACCTAAGTCTGTCGACCATGCAGAAAAAATTAGACAGGCAAACTTAGGAAGAAAAAATTCTGCAGAACGAAATAATAAAATTAAAGAATCTATGAAAAATAAAAGATGGTTTACAGACGGAATTGACTCAATATTTTGTGAACCAGGTAGTCAGCCTAGTAATTATAGACCAGGTAGAACTATGAGGAGAGCAGCATAATGTCGTGGAAAAAGTACTTCACACCAATAACAACAGGCGACAATATATCAGGCAGTTATAGTGCATTAGGCGGCCCACGCAGTGGAAGCCAACCTGGTCCAGCTCGTACCAACTATTCATCGTACCTACCTGACGTTTACGTAGGCACACCAAATCGTATTGAACGTTACGGTCAATACAACACAATGGATTTAGACTCAGAAGTTAATGCTGCACTAGATATCCTTGCTGAGTTTTGTACCCAAAAAAATGATCAAAACGGCACTAACTTTACATTTAACTTTAATAAATCCGCAACAAATTCAGAAGTAACAATCTTAGGTCAATATTTAAAACAGTGGTTTAAGTTACAGAACTTTGAAACACGCATGTTCCGTGTTGTGCGCAATACATTTAAGTACGGCGATCAATTTTTTATACGTGATCCGGAAACTAAGAAGTTATATCATGTAGATCCTGCAAAAGTAAAACGTATCATCGTAAATGAAAGTGAAGGTAAAATACCTGAGCAATATATCATTCGTGATATTAACTTTAACTTTAGAGATATGGTTGCTACCACACCACACCAGACAAATGGTAATATCACTAGTGGCGGCGACGGTTATTTAACTGGCGGCGTTCGCGGTATGGTAGGCCAACCAAATCAAGCAATGGCAGGTAGTCGTTACTCATTAGAAGAAGGCGAGGTTGCTATTGATGCAGAACACATTGTACATCTAAGTTTATCGGAAGGATTAGACAACAACTATCCATTTGGTAACTCATTACTAGAAACTATTTTTAAAGTTTACAAACAAAAAGAATTGCTTGAAGATGCGATTATTATCTATCGTGTCCAAAGAGCTCCAGAAAGAAGAGTATTCTACGTTGACGTGGGTAATATGCCATCGCACCTTGCAATGCAGTTTGTTGAGCGTGTAAAAACTGAGATACACCAACGCCGCATACCAAGTGCAACGGGAGGTGGACAAAATGTTATAGACAGTAGTTATAATCCACTATCTATTAACGAAGACTACTTCTTCCCACAAACAGCAGAAGGTAGAGGATCTAAAGTAGAAACATTA